CTTTTCCTTGTAGCTCTTGATGGTCTTGCCGCCCCATGCCCACTCGCCCGGATTCAGCTTGCCACGCTCGATAAGGGAAGCGGTCTGCTCACGCCAGTATCCCTTGAACTCGCCCTCTGCGACTTCCCACTCGATGTTCAGGCGCTCCTTTTCAGGCTCGTCCGTTGCCTTGCAGATACCGGCAACATATCCGCCAACAGGCAAGTCACGGCGTTCGGTGGCTTCCTGTACGTCATTCCAGTTGATGTTCTTCATCTGTTATTCTCCTTTGTTATCCGGCTGAACCGGGATGTTGTAATATTCACGGATGGTCTTGTCTACGGCGGCGAGGTCGTTCTCGATCAGCGCATCGTTGAACATCCCAAGCGGGGTTTTCACGGTGTCCATCCCATCGTTGCGAGTGCTGAACAGGTATCGCCCATCCTGCACAACGGTTTTCAGAACGATGGTAAAGTATCCTTCCACGCAGACCTTTTCGTCCAACATCTTTCCGACCGTTTTGAATTTGTCTCCACCATTTTCTCCGCATTCGCTGTGCCCGAAGAAGTAGACCACCACATCGTTTGGCAGCTCCTTCGCCCGCATCAGCAAAGCATTGAAGTTGGCTGCCATGTCGGTGTACTTCTGGTATCCGGCGACCTTTGCGTTCCGCATGAACTCGCCGGTCATAAGGTAGGTGGCATCGTCAATGACGATGGACTTACGCTTAGTGCTGTGGATTGCGGCATCAATCTTGCCGTAGTCATTGGTAATGTACGTTTTCATGCTGCTTCGAAACGGCAGCGGCTTGCCAAGCACGTTGATAACCGCCACCTGTTCCGGGTCAAAATTCCGAAGCGAAGCGGACTTTCCGCTGCCGGAATGACCATAGACCATTACTAATACTGCCATTTTTCTTTCCTTTCTTCGGCTTCATTAGGCTTCATTATTCATACTTCGGCTTAACTTGGCTGTACAAAATCAACCAGCCATCAGGTCTGCCAACTGTGCGCGGAGGTCTTTCAGCTCTGCTTCCCTGTCCTCAATCTCAGACTGTAAGTCCTCAATCGCTGCCAGCCGGTCAGCTTCTTTGGCTTCTGCTTCCTGCTCACGGGTTAGGAAATACACGCCATCATCCGGCTCTGTCACGCCACCGAATCTGTCAAGGCTAATCATCTTTGGGTCTCCCTCTCTTGCGTTCCTCTTTGATTTGCAGTGCGCTGTACCACTGGTCTTTGTCGATTTCGATGGTAGACCACCGGTGATTACAGACAAGACACTTTTTTCTGCGAACGATGCTGTCGTGGTCAGACCGGCTGTCAACCGTTGTGATGTTGTCACTACCGCATAACGGGCATTTCATTGTGCATCCCTCCACTCGTTCGTGTGGTTGGCAACACGCTTGATTTTTCGGCGCTCGCGTTCGCTGCGTTCTTCCTCTTCAGCGCTAACAGCCAGCGCGCACAGAACGATAGCTGTTGCAAGAAATCCACACGACACGATTACCCAGCCAAGCATCTGTGCTGTGGTCTGACAGCCCTGAATCGTATCACCGCACCCGACTGCTGCAATTGCCACGACAAGACCGATCATGGACAATGCTGTTCCTTTCAAAGTTTTCATTGGTTCTCCTTTTTACTGCCAAAATTAAAAATCCATCCGGTTGCCATTACAGCGGCTGCCACAATGATTCCCCATGTTCCTTTTGCGCCGACCAGTAGTTCAACAAGATGCACCAGCCACAGGTTCAAAAGGAACGCTGCCAGAATCAACGCCAGAACGATGCCCCAGATCAGGGCGATTTCCACAAGTGCTTTCATTTTTCTCCTTTCGCTTTTGCCGTTGCTTTTCGATGAATTGCTTTGCCTTTGCTGTCCTGCTCCTAGCTACTCAATGCCTTAGCCTATTGTTTCTATTCTTTGCCATTGCGTCGCACGTCGCCGTTCGATGCCTTTGCTTATCAAAGCTACACCTTGCATCCATAGCCGTTGCATCTCGGTTCTAAGCAGCGCCTTTCCGTTGCCGTTCTGCTCGTGTCGTGTCAAATCCACGCCTTGCCATTGCTAGTCACCTCAAGTCGTTGCTTTGCCTTCGCCGCACAAGTCGCTGATTCGCAATGCCATAGCGGTTAATTAAGGATTTCGTAAGTATATCGCCCCTTGCCACTGTTGCGCCACTGTCCGATACCACGCAGAGCTCCGTAGTCCGGCCATTCACGCACGACCTTCTCGTGAGAATCGTCCAGAAGAACGATTTCAAACTCGCAGGTCGAACCAGCTGGAATCTGCTCGCTGTTGGCAAGGCTTACACGTTCGCCCTGCGCCGTCTGGGCACGCAGCGGACGCTGGCACTCGGTGATCTCGCAGTTCACATGAATGGGAATCATGCGGGGCTGAACGAAAATCAACCCATCAATGACCTTCTTGTAGGCCGTCAGCTTGCCGCTTTCGTTCACGGCCTTCTTCTTGCCAGTTTCGGTCTTGCCACCGATACGACCCAGCATACCGCAAGAATCCTTGAAGAAGCCCTTGATCTGGTAGTCATACAAGATAGGTTCGCCGTTTTCGTTGCGAGGGAACACAGTCATGCCCTTATCTGCCACAGCATCAGCACCCAGAGCAGCAACTTCGTCCTCGATGGTGTTTGCATCCGGGGACTTGCTGGAAATGAACTCGCGTGCAATGTTCTGATTGCTAGGCCATGTGCCGAGAACTGCTTCGATGAATGTGATTCTTACTTTGATTTTTTTCATTTTTGTTCACTCTTTCTTTCTCAATGCGTTCCAGCCGTTCTTTCTCCCGGCTGTGCCATCTGATTTCTCGCTTGCCGTAGTACTTACCGTTCATAGGTCAACTCTCCTGACGCAAGCATCCGTGATACGTCGCCGTAGTGTTTGCCGAGCTTGTCAGCAAGCGCTTGAACTTCTCCGATAGACGGAAACGCTTTTTCTTGTTTCTCTAGCTCTTGCGTTTTCGTTCTGTAGGCGCCTTTTTTACGCTTTTTATCACGTTCCTTGTCCATTTTGTGCTTGCACTCCGAGCAATATCTCTTTGTAGGGTTTACCAAACCAAGAAATAGACCACAACGCTCGCAATATTTAATCTTCACGCTGCGTCTCCTCTTTCAGTCTTGATTCCCGGTTATGCCGTTCAAAGCACCGGTTGATGGTCTTCTCCATCCAAAGCACCTTGTTGGCATCGTTTCGGGACACGCCAGCAGCCATTGACAGCTTCAGTCTGCGCTTGCGGCTTTGCGCCCTGCGAAAATTCGTCACCAGCACTCACCAGCCCTCCTTCTGCTCAATCTCCAGAATCTTGCAGATGCTCTGGATAATCTTCTCCGGCTTTCGCTCACCACGAAGAATCTTGTAGAGGTACGAATCATCAAGGAACAATCCAGTATCGCTTTGAACCGCCTGAATCAGCTCCGTTTGCTTCATACCTCGCTGCAACAGCTTCATCTTCACTTCCAGCTCAAAGCCAGAACGGAAGTTTTCTTTCAAAATTCCACCTCCAGTTGCTAAAATCTATTGACAAGTACGGAAAACTGTACTAATATAAGGGTGTAGAGAGTTTATATTGTACAGCGTTCTGTACTGTCCATGTCTGTATTATAGTACAGGCTTCTGTACAAGTCAACTCTTTTGTACAAAATTCTGTGCATTTGTATACTTGCACAAATATGGGAGTGTTCTTATGTCGGACTTGTACAGCAACATCCATGCGCTCTGCGAAAAAGAGGGCATCAAAGACGGAACTCTTTGTGCCAACATCGGGATTCGCCGTAGTTTTCTTTCCGAATTGAAAGCCGGGAGAACTAAGAGCCTGTCCGCAGAGGTTCTCTCTAAAATTGCAGCCTACTTCGGTAGACTACCTTCTCACTGGCGAACAAAAAGAAAACGCGCCCCAGCAGCCGCAAAGTGAAGTCGATGCAGCAGTGGAGCGGATTAGAAAAAAACTTGAGTCTATGCCGACAGCGCAACGGGAAGCGCTGATGAACCTGATCGAGAAGATGTGAGGTAAGCCCATGTATTACTTGTTGTGCGGCTGCGCTTTTTGCTTCTGGTTCATGCAGGCATTGTTAAAAGGCAATGACCGCGTGCTATATGGCAACAGCAGAAAATATCGTTACCGTAGAAACCGAAAAAAGAACTGGTTCTGACCCGGTAAAATAAAACCCCCTTGTGCCGGGCTGGTGTAGCTCTGCGCAAGGGGGTTTCTGTTATTCTAGGTCTAAGGCTTGCTCCGCTGCCGGAATCTTATCAGGGTGTTCCAACAGCCATGCGATAAACCTGTCAATCTTAGCTCTTTCTTGTTCGCTCATTGCAGCATATCCTCCCGATCAGTAAATACGAATTTTCATTTGATATGATTATACTTCTTCTTGTTGTATAGTCAATACAATTTGAACAACTTCGTAAAAATCGAACGTTTTCTTTGCATCCGTTACTTTACATCGGGGAAGCCACGAGCGTTCAAGTCAAAAGGGACAACGCCTATTCATCTTTCCTCCAATCACAGTTCTACGAACTGCCCGTTAATTTTTTCGATGTTCTCTGCCGGGTCACATCCATTATCTAAGGCGGCTACGGCACGCTCTAGGACAGCTTTTGCTTCTTCGTAAGCAAACTTATCGGCATTGCTGTTTGCAAGGTTGTAGACCAGCTTTAAGGCGGTCTGGCGGGCATAGGGTATAAGCATGGTGTCGATTTGGTTCATAGACTAGCCCTCCCACGGCTTTGGCGTTCTGCTTTCGGTAGGTTCAGATGCGGGCATCCCGTCAATGATAATCATGTTGTTACCTCCTGCTTGATTATTTTTTCGATGTTACAGTTATAACACAGGCTGCTGTTGGTTCTCCATAGCAGCTTTTTCCATTTTTTGGCTTGTCGAATCCAGCAGTTTTGCCGGATTTTGTTGAAAGGGTGGGAATTTATGGATGAATATTTGGTA